CTTCGACATCGTGGTCTCGGAACGTCTGGCCTACGGCTCGAACCTGCGGAACGTCATCGCCTTCGCCAAGTCCGGGATGTACCTTGGCATGTGGAAAGACCTGACCAACCGCGTGTCGATCCGCAACGATCTGTCCGGCGAGCCCTACGATCTGTACTCCTCCACCTCGTTCGGTGCGACCCGCACCCAGCCCGGTAAGGTCGTGCAAATCCAGTGCTCCGACACCACGGGGGCCGATATCACCCCGTAATGGTCCTGACCCCGGCTTCGGCCGGGGCCTACCCTAAGCGCCTGTGAAGGAACACGAACATGGCCCAGACTTCCAACCTCAAGAGTGCGTCGATCACGAACCTCGATAGCATCCCGACCGTCGCCAACAACACCGGCGAAGGCGCTCCAGCCTTCCTGCGAGTGGTGGACGACTATGTCACCACCCTGTCGGGAGACAACACCACCTCGACTTACAAGGTCGTCCGCATCCCCTCGAACGCCGTCGTCAAGTCGGTGAAGATCGAAAACGAAGCGATGTCGGCCGGCGATGTCGAAGTCGGTCTCTACTACAGCGACAGCACCGTGGATGGCACCCCGGTCGGCGTCCAAGGCACCGTCCTGAACGCCACCTTCTTCGCCACGTCCGTGTCTTTGGCCTCGGCCGCTGGCCCGACCGATGTGACCAACGAGAGCGGTAGCTACACGCTGAACCTGCGCAGCGAGCCGATCTGGCAAGCGGCTGGTCTGACGGCGGACCCCGGCGGCTTCCTGGACATTGTCCTGACTGTCGTCACCGCTGGCATCACCACCGGAGCCCGCGTTGGCATCCGCTGCGACTTCGCCGAATAACCTGGGCCGCACTGATAAAGCGTGACCCTCCGGCCCGCCTCCGAGCCTCCAGCGGAGGCGGGCCAACCCTTTAGGAGCTTCCTCCCATGGCCCTCGGTGCCCTCACAGTCTCAATCCGTGGACCGTATGCCAACCCGGTTCGGGCGGGCGCGAACTACGAGCCTCAGTATTACGACGCCTCGGCTTCCAACGCCGCCGGCCCGACTGCGGGCTCGACTGTGAAGACCGACCAAGCCGCCGTGACGACTGCCCAGACTGCCGTGGCCGCTGCCGTAGCGACGCTTGTCGCCGATGGCGCGACCCCCACGCAAGCGCACGTGACGACCCTGAATACGGCCTGGGGTACGCTCAACACCGACATCAACACCGTGACCTCTGACGTGGCGTCGCTGCTCAGCGGCAACGTTGTGGTTACCTACGACGAAAGTATCATCACCTCCCGCGCGCAGCTCAAGGCCGCTCTTTTGGCCGCCTTGCGCACGCTCGACGGTGCTGGTACACTCACCGCGTAAAGGAACACGACCATGGCCTCCGCCTCCTACCAAATCAATCGCGGCACGCTGATCGACAACGTCGAAGGCTCGGGCTCGCAACCCATCTCCACGGGCACCGCCGCGCCGACTTCGGGCGACCTGGAAATCCGAGTTGACCTCACGAAGAACTGGACCAAGCGTGAGCTGAAGGACGCCTTCCTCACGATCTGGCGGTTCATCGAGAACCCGAACAACGACACCAACTTCCCGCTGTAGGAGGCTGCATTGCGTGGTCAAGAAAGCGTCGTCTTCTGCTCAAATGTGGCGGCCGGTAACTATGGCCCCTTCGAGCTGAAGGGCGGGGTCTACAACCTCGACTACTGTTGCACGGGCTCGGGCACAATCCTTCTGGACAAGCTCGGACCCGATGGTGTGACCTACATCACGACCTCGGTTACCGTGACCAATGGGCTCGCCAATACTTCGAACGTTGTGACGCTCTCGCCCGGCCAGTACCGCGTGACCATCGCGACCGGGACCGCCAACTACGCCAGCATTACGCGCTCGCCCACCGACTAGGGAGCGCCCGGAGCCTCCCATGAGCAAATTTTTCGCACCTCTCGACATCAAGAACCGCGCTCTGCAACACCTCGGCGCGCGGCAGATGGCGTCTGCAACCGAGGTCAGCAAGAACGCCCTGGAGGTCAACTCCGTCTACGACGACGTGCGGGTTGCCGAGCTGCGCCGGAACGTCTGGCGGTTCGCCATTCGCCTCGCGGTCCTGCGCCCGATAGACGTGACCTCCTACCTCTACGTGCCGCCCGCGTGGTCCTCCACGGCCACCTATGCGCGTGGTCAGATCGTTTCCTACTCCAACATCCTCTACCAAGCGACCGCCCTCCTCGCGGCCAATATCGAGCCGGACACCAACCCGGCTTCGTGGACCCAATACTTCGGCCCGATGACGGTCACGCCCTGGTTCAGCGGCGCGGTCAACAACGGCCCGCAACCGTGGTCCTCCGCGATCTCCTACGCCAGCAATGCCCAAGTGATCGGCTCGGACGGGAACCTCTACTACTCCAACACGAACGGGAACGTAAATAACAATCCCGTGAACGACGGCGGGATCCATTGGACCTACCTTGGCTTGGCCGCGTCCGGCCAGGGCTACTACCAGTCGGAGCTGGTCTACACGCCGACCGGCCCCAATCCGGGCGTCTATCTGTCGCTCTCCGCCGGCAACAACGACACGCCTACGGTCGTCCCTGCCTGGGTGAATACCGTGACCTACAACACGGGTGACACCGTGACCTATTCCAACGTGGTCTACCAGTCCACGATTGATATGAACGTCGGCCAGACACCGACAGGCACGGGTGACTGGGTGGTAATCCCTGGCGGGCAGGTTGGTTCCTCATCCGGGCAAAATTGGTTGCTGCTCGGTGGATCGATCAAGTCCCTGCGCTTCCTGTATCCGCTCGGCACCGGCCCGGCCACGCAGTCGGCGACGCGCAATGTCTTCATGCTCCCGAATGGCTTCCTCCGCCGTGCGCCGCAGGACCCCAAGGCGGGCTCGTTCTCCTGGCTCGGGGCCAGTACGGCGCTGACCTACGACGACTGGGACCTTCAGGACGACTTCATTATCTCCCGGATCAGCGACCCGATTGTCCTCCGGTTCGTCGCGGACATCTCCGACGTGACCATGATGGACCCCATGTTCTGCGAAGGCCTCGGCGGCCGGATCGGCATGGAAGTTGGGGAGACCTTGACGCAGAGCGAAGCGAAGGTCAATATGGCAGCTTCCGCTTACGGTCGCTTTATGGCCGAGGCCCGTGATGTCAACGGCATTGAGACCGACAGCACGGAGCCTCCCGAGGACGACTACATCACCTGTAGGATTTAGCCATGGGCCGCGCATCTTACGTCCAGACCTCTTTTCTGGGCGGCGAGTTCTCGCAATACTTTCAAGGACGCGCCGAGGACCCTCGCTATGCGCAGGGCATGAACCTCTGCCGCAACGCTATCCCAATTGAGGAAGGGGCCTGGAGCCGCCGCACCGGCACCGCCTTCGGTGGAGCTACGCGCCTGGGCCTCCCTGGGGTGCTGCGCTACTTCGCCTTCAGCTCGGCCCAGCCCTACGAGGTCGAGTTCACACCCGGCTACATGCGCTTCTGGAGTGGCCCGAACCTCGTCCTGGAGAACACTCCCACGACCGTGGCATCCATCTCCGCAGCTACCCCAGCGGTCGTGGAGACCACCCAGGAGCATGGCTACAGCACTGGCGACACTGGCGAGTTCCTGCTCGCTCCTGGCACGTCGCCGTTCGTCGGTCTGAACGCCGCTATCAACCTGCAATTCATCGTCACGGTGATCGACGCCTATCACTTCAGTATCGCGGTCAACCCCACCCAGGCGGCCTTCAATGGCGCGCTCCTGAACCTCGGCTCGAACACCATCCAGTTCGCCCGTGCCCTGACCTTCGCCACGCCCTATCCGGCGGCCAGCCTGCCGCTTGTCCGCATCGTGCAGAACGACCAGGATGCCTTGATCCTATGCCCTGGCTACAAACCCTACGTCCTGACGAGCACCAGCGTTCCGAACGGCGGGGTTTTCGCAAGCTTCAACTTCGCCCTGGCGGTCTTCCAGAACGGTCCATATCTGGACGCGCCCGAGGATGGCTCAACCCTAACCCCCAGTGCCGTTGGCCCCGGTTCGATCACGCTGACTGCCAGCTCCATCGCGAACGTCAATATCCAGAACAAGGTCGCCGGCAGCGGCATCGGCTTCCAATCGACCGATGTTGGTCGCCATGTGAACCTTTTCTCCGAACCCGCGTTATGGTCTTCGGGTACGGCTTACACCACGGGCGAGAGCGTCAAGTACAACAACGCCTACTACACGGCGCTCTCGAATAACACCGGCAAGGAGCCGGACACCCAGTACACCATCTGGGCGATCAGCACCACGGCGGCCAACTGGACGTGGGGGATCATCACGGCGGTCGCTGGCACCGACGAAGTGACCGTCAACATCCAAGGACCGACGAACGACCCGGACGGTTTGCCGCGCGCGGATGGCCCGCTGAACCAGACCGTGCCGGTCGTGACGTGGCAGCTAGGTGTCTACAGCGACACGACGGGCTACCCCGATGTGGGCACCTACTACGAGGGCCGCTTCTGGCTGGCCTCCCAGGCCTTCCCCAACCGCTTCGACGCGACGCGGAGTAACCAGCTCTTCCGCTTCGATCCGACCGGCCAGGACGGCACCGTGGCGGACGACAATGGCATCTCCGAGACGTTCAACTCGAACACGCTCAACACCATCTACTGGTTCATTGCGAGCCATGTCGGGCTGACGGCTGGGACGCAAGCGGGTGAGTGGCTGATCCAGGCCAGCACGCTGAACGACCCGATCACGCCGTCGAGTATCCAAGCCCACCGGGTGACCAAGTTTGGCTGCGAGAACATCCTGCCTATCGAAGCCCCGCTGAGCATCGTCTTCGTCCAGCGCTACGCTCGGAAGGCCATCGAGTACATCGCCGATGTCTACTCCGGCAAGTTCAGCGGGACCAACATCTCGCTGCCAGCGAAGCACTTCACCCAGTCTGGGATCGCCGAGATCGCCTACGTCCAGGAGCTTGCCCCGATCATCTGGGCCCGCATGAACGACGGTTCTCTCGCCGGCTGCACCTACAAACGCGAGAGCCCATTCGGCACACAACCCGCGTCCTTCGCCGGCTGGCATAAGCACACCCTCGGTTCTGGCCGCAGCGTCATTTCGATCCAGGCCGGGCCGGCGGTGGGTGGCGAGCTGGACAGCTTGTCCATGATCACCCAGGACCCTACCTCTGCCTACTGCTACGTCGAGGTCCTGACGAACCTGTTCGACGAGGATACCCCAATTGAGCAAGGATGGTTCGTGGACGGCGGCCTAGCCCCGGCCTTCATGGTCGAGGACCAGGGAGCCACGGGCGTTACCCTCTACGGCTATGCGCCCTTCGTGGGCCAAGACCTGGACGTGAGCATTGCTGGCTTGGACCTGGGCACGATCACTGTGCAAGCGCCGGGGACGATCCACGTTCCCTACGCGGGGCTTTTCACACATGCCTTCCTGGCGAGCTTGCCGGTCTTCGATAATCCCTACTACAACCAGTCGGCGGGTATGCAGGTCGACACCATCACGCCCGCCAGCACCCCGGCCAGCCCACTGACGATCCAGACCTATCAGTGGACCGGCGACCCGGATGGCTACGACTATCTGGGCACCGTGGACTGGACGCGGGGTTACTTCTTCGGCTACCAGGGTGATATCCTCGGTGATCCGACCGACTACGCCTACCTGAAGCGCTTCACCCTGGCCGGCGCGGTCAACAGTCTGAAGATCGCCTACTCAGCTTGGGGGCTGTCGGACATTGATGACGGCATCCTTTTCCTGCAAGCCGCGCCGGACGGGAACCTCTATGGCTCCCCGGATGGAGGCAACACCGTGCGCCTTATCCAGGTCAGCCAACAAACCCTGGAGCTGCTCCAGGTCTTCGGTACGCCCGATGGTGAGCAGTTCGACAGCGACGCCACACACTACAGCGGCCAAGGAACGGACCCTGTGTTCGTGAGCGGCGGTGGTTCGACCTACCTCGCGGCGATGTGCCCGCAGCGCGGCTATGTCCATATCTTCGATGTGGGTGCGACCGAGACCGCCTGGATCGGTAATTTCCCAATCGTCTCCGAGGTCGGGACTGAGAGCGAGACGACCTGTTCGCTCGTCCCCGGTCGTCAGACCGAAGCCCTGGGCACCTTCTTTGCCCTGGGCGTCCTTGGCAGCAATGGGGCGGGTGATGGCCTCATCCGGGCCTACCGCTTCAGCCTTTGGAACAGTGCCCTGGCCCTGGCGGAAGCCTATCCGATGTGGGTGTCCACCACCGCCTATGCGGCCGGCGCGAACGTGCGCTACAACGGCGTCGCCTACGTCTGCCTCACCGGGAATTCCGACAGCACGTTCACCCCCGTAAAGTGGTCCGCGCTCGCCCCGCAAGGTGTCCGGCAAGAGCTGATGGGTACTATCGCTCCGGCGCAGATCGACGCGACCTGGACGGAATTTGCCGCCGGGTGTCCTGCGAGCCTGATCTACGATAGTACCGACGATACCGTTATGGGCGTCTTCAACAGCGTCACCGGGCCAACGGTTACCCAGTACATCGTGAAGTGGAACATCAACACCATGCAATTGGTGTGGAAGGTTGCCTGTTCCAATTTGCTCTGGCCGGACAACCGGACCCGCTGTCAGGCCCAGATCGTCAACTTCTTCGGCGGGGCTGATGACGTTGTGCCGAACGTCTGGTACACCCTCAACACGGCCACGGGGACGCTGTCGACTGGGAACCTCGTGGGCGTCTACGGCACGTCCTTGGTCAGCGATGACAAGACGGGCTACATCATTGGCAACTGGGGCCTGACGACGGACGTGTCTGGCTACCCCACGCCTGTTGCGCCGGCCACTGGAGCCTTCGGCAGCACCTGGGCCCGCATGGGTATGGCAACGGGTGAGAGCATCGCTACGACCTCGCTGGAGTTCCCGCTCTGCGCGGGCTACACCTACACGAGCCAGGGGCAAATCCTACGGCCGGTCGACCCCCAGAAGACACAGACCCGAACCGGCCCGACACTGGGCACGGAGCGGCGGACGGAGCAAATGTCTTTGCTCTTGGCCAACACCCAGGGCATCTCGTTCGGCGAGGATATGACCCACTTGAACGCGGCCGACTTCCGCGTCACTGGGACCTTGACCCCGACCCCGGCGAACCAGTTGTTTTCGGGGGTCTATTGGACTACAATCGACAGCGACTACACCTTCGACAGTATGCCCGGCTGGGAGGTCACGCGTCCTTACCCGGCAACCGTGCTGGCGGTCGGCCCGTTCATTACGACGATGGAAAGATAGGCCATGGCTAGTGGCATAAACTTCGGTGGCTTTGCCGACCTTGGCGGCGCGGTCAGTGATTTGTTCAGCGCAGAGGGCGACGCGGCGGAAGCCAGCGCCTACACCCAGGCCGCGAAGATCGCCGGCCAGATGGCAGAGGTCTCCCAGGACAGCACACGCATCCAAGAGACCCAGGCCCAGCGGCAAATCTTCCAGGTCATGGGAGCCCAGTCTGCACAGGTCGCGGGCGCGGGTCTGGCCAGCTCTGGGTCGAGCCAAGCTCTGATGCGCTCCAGTGCGTCACAAGGCGCATTGCAGAAGCAACTCATCCAGCAGAATGGCGACATCCAGACGGCTGGCTACGAGGCTGAGGAAAGCTCATATAACGGCATGGCGTCGGCGGCCAAGGCGGCAAGCTCCGGCGGCATCTTCGGTGGCCTCCTGAAAGGCGCAGGCGCGGTCGCTTCGATCTTTGGTCTCTAGGAGGAACCGGTGCCAAACATTGCCGAGTACAACGCGACGGATACCCTCAAGCCCGACAACATGGGCGCTGAGGCTTTCGCCATGGAAGGCCGCCGCGTCGGTCAGTTCTATCACCAGATGGGGCAGGACATCGGCGGCGGGATCGACACCCTGGGCAAGGAGGCTGGCAAGTACCAAGCCTTCCAAGAGATTGGCCACCTCTCCGCCACGGGCGCGCAGGTCCATAATAGCCTAGATCAGAGCCTCACGGATACGCTGAACAAGGCCGACCCGAACGACCCCACGACTGCCGTCAAGTGGCGTGAGCAAGTCCTGGAGCCAGCGCTCCAGCAATACCAAAGCGCGCCTGTGACGCCCGAGGGCAAACAGTACGCGATGCAGCACGCCAACGAGCTGCGCCAGTTCTTCAATGAGAAGGCGATAGGCGGGCAGGCTGACATGGCCGGCGCGGCCCTGATGACGAACCTTCAGACCATGTCGAACAACGCGGAGTACAGTGCCCAGCAGGACCCCACGTCGGCGGACCTTGTGCGCAACACCTTCCGCATGTCCGTCCAGTCCATGCTCGCGACGCACCCGCAGCTCACCCCGCAGCAGACTGCCGCCTTCACCCAGCATATCGAAGCCGGGGAGCGCCAGATCACCCTTGCTCAAGGCCAGGGCATGGCCCAGAAGAACCCGGACGCGGCGATTGACGCCGTGAAGGCCGGCGGTCCCTTCGCGAACTATCTCAGCCAGGAGGACCGCGACGGTCTGATCCGCTACGCTACAGAGCAGAAGCAAGCCGGCCTTATTGACCAGGAGCGCCAGGAGCGCGCCCAGAAGCAACAGGCCGAGGACCAGTCTCAGGCGCGCGCTGGCCAATACCTGACCGCCTTCGGCAGCACCGACACCTCCAGCCCGACCTTCGTAGCCGACGCGACCAAGCGTGTCCTGACCGACCCGACGCTCCTGCCGGCGACGCGGGATAGCCTCGTGTCCATGGCCAGCCGCCTGCACGAGCAAGGCCAGAACGCCGACAAGATCGTGGACGACCCGAACACCCTGCACTCCCTGATTACTCGGATCGGCTCCCCGAACCCGCCGACGCAGGCCGAGGTCATGGGCCAGATCGGGCTTCCCCACGGGCTGTCCATGTCGGGCGCGGACTTCGTGATGAGCCATATCAACCCCAAGACCCCGCATGACGAGCTGGATACCAAGATGCTCGACGCCGAGATGGACTTGTGGAAGACGGGCACCTCCTCCGGTTCGCTGATCAGCGGTATGCCTGACGTGAAAGGCAAGCAAGCCTACACCGACGCCATCAACTTCTACCTGCCCCTGATCAAGCAAGGCGAGGCGGCCGGCATCCCCATGCACGAGCTCCTGGCCCCGCCGGACGCCCAGCACCCCAACTCGATTTACCATCAACGGCTGATCGAAAGCTTCAACCCGAACAACGTCCCCGGCCGTGGCGGGCCGACCGCTGCGCAGCGCACACAGTCAACTTCCATCCTTGACAGCGTGACGCACGTGTGGCAACAGTTCCAGGGTATGGGCGAGCAACTGAAGGCTGCAACATCTGGAGGCGGCGAGGCAATCGCCCCGATCCCACACTGGACCCCCAGCACGTTGCAGCCCAACACGACGCCGCCACAAGCTGGACGCCCCAGCCTGGATCAAATCTTCGGGAACTAAATCATGGCCGTTCCGGCACAAACTCCTGGTCCCGTTGGCGCTCCGCAGCCGACGCTAACTCCGTTCGAGCAGAAGGTCGTTCAGGCCCGCAGCCTCGGCTACAGCAACGACCAGATCGCCGACAAGGTCAGCCAGCAGTACGACAAGGCGATCCAGGCGGGCTACAGCCCGGCGGATATCCAGCACTACATGGGCTTCAGCCCCCAGGCTCAGGCCCAGTCGACGCAGACCATGGCGGCCCAGGCCAAGGCCACGTACCAAGCGCAGCCGCCGCAACCTCAGGCGACGGACAACCCGTTCGACCTGTTCATGGCAGGGTTGAAGTCCAGCTCCGGCGGCCTCATTGCGCACGCGGGCGCGCCGGGCTTCGTCCCCAGCCAGCACGCCGGTATGATCTCTCGCTTGGCCTATGCGGCCGGGGATGAGACCGGCGACCTTCCGGCTCAAATCATCGGCGGCTTGGGTGGCGCGGCGGCCGGCGCGGCTGTCCCCGGAGCGGACCTCACGGGTGTCCCGGAGGCCATCGGCGCGGGCGCGGGGGCCATGGGCCTGCCCGAGCATATTAAGCAACAGTACGCCGACGAGATCAAGCACGGGGCCTACAAGTCTGCAGGCGACTTCGCTGAGCGCCAGACGAGCGTCTGGGGAGCCACGGCTGTCCAGGCCGGCATCGGCGCGGCGACCTTCGGCACCGGCAAGTATGTCGGCGGTGCGCTCGAAGCCGGAGGCATGGCCGTTGTCCCGCGCACGTTCCTCCGTGGCTCATCCGAGCTGGCCGCCCAGGCCGCCGCGACCTATGCCCTAACCGGCAAGCTGATGACCAAGGAAGACCTGATCGACAGCGCCATCCTCATGGCCGGCTTCCATGGCGCGGTCCACCTCGCGAAGACCTCCACGCCTATCGTGGCGGCGGCGAAGCAAAACCTGTCCGACAATTGGGTGAAGACTGGCGAGACCCCCAGCCAAGCCACCGCGCGCGTGGCGAACGACCCCGTGCAGCGGCAGGGCTTCAGCATCCCGAACGACACCCCGCGCTTCGTGCCGCCGGGCTCCGCCAGCCATGGCAACTACGTCCTGCCCAAGGTCCCTGGCTCGTTCGAGGCGGCGGCGTCCTGGATGCTGAAGACCGAGGGTGGCCTGACCGCCGATACGGGCGGCGTGACCAAGTACGGCATCTCCGCCAACGCCCACCCCGGCGTCGACATCAAGAACCTGTCCGTGCCCCAGGCCGTGCAAATCTATCACGACGACTACTGGAAGCCGATGGGGATCGACAACCTGCCCAAGAACATGCAGCTCCCTGCCTTTGACGCCGCGATCAACGAGGGCGTCGCCAAGGCGAAGGAGATGCTGGCGGAGAGCGGCAACGACCCTCAGAAGTTCCAGGAGCTTCGCGAACAGCACTATCGCTCCCTGGCGGAGGGCAACCCGACCAAGTACGGCAAGTACCTGCCGACGTGGCTCCAGCGCATCGGGAGCCCAAACGCAGGCGTGCCCCTGTCGGACGGCTTCTCTTTGGCCAAGGATTTGAACGATGGCAACGAGCCCTCGTCCGAGGAACTGAAGGGCTTGCAGACCGCGAGCAACGACGATCAGCCCGGCTTCCTCCAGCGCTTCGCCGCCGATGAGAGCGGGGCGATCCCCGGCAAGGCCAAGCAACTGACCGACGACATGACACCGGAAGCGCCGGCCGACGCCTGGGCCTCAACCGCAGCGCATATGTCCGACGTGGAGAAGCCGCCGTCATTCAGCGAGAACCTGAAGACCATGGGCGCGGCAGTCTACCGCGAGATGGCCGCACCCGACCGCCCCATCGGCAAGCTCGTGGATGCGGTGATGAAGGGCGGCTCCATCGCCGACGCCGACAACCCCAAGTTCCTTGCCCGTGTGGCGGAGACCAGCGACAGCCGCGCCCAGTACATGCTGGAGCGGAACATGGTCGATACCCAGGGCAACATCACCGGGCCGGGCCTCAAGCCTATCCTAGCCCCGTTCGAGGGCGAGCAAGGCCCCAAGAACTTCTGGACCTACAGCATCGCCCGCTGGGCGGCGGAGAAGGCCGGGCAGAACAAGGAGACGGGCGTCGACCTGTCCAATGCTCTCCAGGTCATCCAGGAAGGCCACGGCAAGTACGGCGAGGCGTTCAAGCAACTCCAGGAGTGGCAGAACGGAACCCTGGCTTACGCCCGCGACGCCGGCCTGATCACGCCGGAAGCCTTCGACCGCTGGACCACGGAGAACCAAGCCCGCATCCCTGGCTACCGCGACCTCGGCAACGCGCCCGGCGGCCCTAAGGGGGCCAAGGGTCTGGTTGGCTACAACCCGGTCAAGGAGATGGTCGGGTCGGACAAGAACATCCTGAACATCCAGCAGAGCCTCATGCGAGATGCGTTCCTCCGCGTCGAGCTAGCCAACAACAACATGTTCGCCCGCAGCGCCATGGATGCGGCGGCCAGCATCGGCATGGCGACGAAGGTCGGCGACGAGAAGGTCGACCTGGACATGTCCAAGGCTTCTGACGCCGCGACGAAGATCGACCCCGATGCGGACGTGACCTTGGCCCAGCTCTCCGGCAGCAAGTTCGGGAAGGACGAGGTCCCAGTCCTGCGCGACGGCAATCTGGAGAAGTGGATACCACACGACCCCGAGCTGACCCGGCTTCTGCGCGGCTACGACCAGCAGAGCTTGGCCACGTGGCAGAAGATCGCTGCGATACCGGCGAAGTTCCAACGTTCCATGATCACGCTGAACCCCCTGTTCCCTGTCCATATCCTGGCGTATGACGTGCCCTTCCAGGCGATCACGAAGCCCGGCCTGCGCAACACCATCGCCGACGCCTACACCGGCCTTGGGCACGTGTTCGGCAAGACCGACACCTGGGATGAGTGGATGCGCAAAGGCAACCCCGACCGTGTCTTCCAGGGCTTGAACCGCAATGACTACATGCGCAATGTCCTGAAGGGCAACGACGATCCGGACTTCCTCGGCGGCGTGTTCAACGCGATCAAGACCCCGGCGGATATGCTGAAGGCCTGGAGCATGAACATGTCCCAGGTCATGCCGGTTGGTAGATACGCGCGCCGCGCGGGAGACGAGAGCGACTTAGCCGCCGGCTACGCGGCCTCGGAAGCGCCCTTCCACCGCAGCAAGTATGGCGGTCCGGCGGCCAAGGCCCTGAACACGACCATCCCGTTCTTTACGGCGTACATCAACAGCCTGGAGAAGACGGGCCGTGCGCTCGTCGGGATCAGCCGACCGGGCGAACCGGAGGTCAACGCCGCCCAGACCTGGGCCAAGGCAGCCGCCTTCATCACCTTGCCGATCCTAGGAGGCATGGCGCACAACCATGACAAGATTTGGTACAAGAACGTTCCTGACTACGTGAAGGACAACGCTCTGCTCATGCACTTCGGCGACGACTGGGAAGTGACGGATCAGAAGGACGAGCTAGGTAACCCAATCGTTATCCCTCATGGCCACACCTTCACCTACAAGTATCCTCCGATCCTGTCACTGCTATTCGGTGCGATCCCCCGCCGGTTGGCCGAACAGTTCTTGTATGATAATCCGGATGCTTGGGATGACTTCGGCAAGTCCGTGGCCTCATCCTTCGCGCCTCCCGGCGGCATGACCTACTCGGCCTTCCTGCCGATCCTGGAGCACGTGTCCAACTACAGTTTCTTCCGGGGTCAGCCCATCGTCCCAGACAGCGTGGCGCACAACCTGCCCACGGCCCAGAAGTACACGCCCTACAGCACCGTCACCGCGCGCGCTCTGTCGGCCTTCGTGAACGACATTCCACTAGTCAAGAACCTCAACCTGTCGCCGCCGATCATTGACAACTACATCTCCCAGTACGCTGGCACCCTGGGCGAGGCAGCCACGCACACCATCGATATGGGATTGCAGGCCGCTGGCGTAGCCCGTCAACGTGACCCGACGCCGCACCTGGAGGACACCCCGCTCCTGTCGAGCTGGATGACCCGCTATCCCAGCGCCAGCGCCCAGCCCACGCGCGACTTCGACGCCTCCTGGGCCAAGTACCAAGGCCTGCATGAACAGCTTGCCTTGGCCCTAAAGAACGACGACTTCGCCACCTTCCAGCAAACGCTCTCGGATCATCCCGAGGCCGCTGCCGGCCGGCTGGCGTTGGGCAAGGGCACGGCCCCGCCGGGGAACCCGCAGCAATATGAGGGCGCGCTCGAAGCCGCTCAGCCGCAGATCAAGCCCGAGATGATGCAATGGCTCCAAGGCGCAAAGGCGATCCAGAATGAGGAGAAGATGATCAAGTACATCAACTCCCTCCCCGGCCGCCAGGATGCCGACAATCCCGCCGCGCCGTTCATGACCTCGGCTGAGAAGCGGCAGCAGCTTGACCAGCACTATGCTACAATCCAGATGATGAGTGAACGTGTCAACGAGGTCGGCCGCACCGCCGGTATCAGGTAATGGTCAATATCCGTCTCCGTGGGCTGCGCTCACCCAACATCCCTTCCGGCACCATCGTCGGCCGCACGGGGAATGGCAACGGCGAAGCTCAGCTTCTTTCGATCCAGAACCTCCGGGGGATGGGTGTAGCCACGCACGCTGACGTGTCCGTCCAGATCGCTGCGGCCAACCCGGCTGTAGCGGATGGCGATGTCATGGCGAATATCTCGGGGGCCTCCGCTCAGGCCTCGGGTACGACCGTCAGTGCTCTCCTGGATCATGTGTTCAGCGGAGCCACGGGGAGCATCCTCTATCGCGCTGCCGGCGGCTGGACGGCCCTGGCAGCGGGCTCCAGCGGCAAAGTCCTGACGATGGGCGCGTCCGTCCCGGCCTGGGCCGCTCCGGCCTCTGGAGGTGTCACGTCGATCTCCGCCGGCACGGGCATCAGTCTGAGCACCAACCCCCTCGTTAGCACTGGAACCATCTCCTTGGCCTCGGGAGCGGCTGTAGCGAACCTCGGCTACACCCCAGCGCACGCGGGGACGAACGGTGACATCACCAATATCACGGGATTAACTACTCCGTTGAATGTTGCCCAGGGCGGCACGGGACAAACGAACATCGCGCAAGCAGGCCTGGGTATTCAAGGCTTGCAGATGAATACTTTGAATAGTAACACGACGCTAACACAGGCACAAAGTGGCGGGCTGCTTCTCTTGAACAGCTCGTCACCTTTCACGGTTACGTTTCCGACTGGTGTGTTCTCGACCTACACCTTGGCCAATACTGGGACCGCGACGGTAACACTCACCTACGGCGGCGGTGGCAACGGTCCGGCTACACTACCCCCGGGATATGCTGTTACTCTGTTCTGCGACCCCAACCTTGGTAACCAATATTGGATCGTCTCTTACTCGTCTCTTACCGCACCAATCTCGGGGACTGTTCCTGTTGCTAGTGGAGGTACTGGGGCCACGACCGCTGGTGGTGCTCGGACGAATTTGAGTGCTGCGGCTTCGGGTGCGAATTCCGACATCACCAGCCTCACGGGCCTGACGACAGCGCTTCCGATCACCGAGGGTGGGACGGGTGCGACCACGCCGACTGCGGCCCTGACGAACCTAGGGGCAGCAGGTCTGGGCACCTCTAATACTTTTACAGGATCGGTTAATTCATTTACTAATCAGCTTTTAATAAATCAGAGTGGAGTGACAGACACATGGGACGGCGGAGCTATTATAGGGATAACGGGACCAGGCGGCGCTAACACAAGTATAAATTTTACGACTTACTATGGCTCTGCTACTCAGTCCTCCAGCAGGCTTATCTTCCAAAACGCAGGCGGAACAGCTTCGTCTCCGACGAATAATATCATAAATGACGTTTTAGGCGCTTTCGTATTTGCTGGATATAACGCCGGGTTTAAGAATACGTCTGCTTTCCGTGCGGTTGCTAGTGAGAACTGGTCCTCAGGCCACCAAGGCACGGCATTTCAGATATTCTTAACACCAAATGGTAGCACATCTGCGCAAACGGCGCTGACTGTACTTGGCGATGGAACATTAACTACCGGACCATCTCAGTCAGTCTTAAGAACCCCTGGTCTAAGTGTAGTAAAGATTGTTTCGACCGTGTCTGGTCTTCCATCGGCCGCGACGGAAGGCAATGGGGCCTGCCGCATCGTGACTGACGCGCTCACTCCGGTTCTCGGATCGACAGTGGTGGGTGGCGGTGCAGTCCGTGTGCCAGTCAATAGTGACGGAACGAATTGGCGGGTCGGCTAGACTTCTGGCCGGAGGAGTGCTATATCGGTTGCTGGCCTCAACAACAACAAGAACAACAGCGCCTTGCCATGTCCCTCGACCATTCGCAGAATGCCGCCATCATCGGAGGCCATTCGATAGCCCTCGGGACCTTGCTTGGGACGTTCGCGGGGATACTACCACCGCTCGCGACTTTGATTGCCATCATCTTCTACGTCGTGCAGATCATGGACAGCGGGTTCGTGAAGAAGCACCTAAGACACTGGCGGATCAAACGCATCCGTCGCCGGAGGAAACTACATGACACGCCCCGTCCCGCAGATAACGCTCGACTTCCTTAAGTTGGTCGAAGGCTGCAATCTCACTCCCTACCTCGACAGCACCGGACATTGGACCGATGGCTATGGCAATACCCTCGGTGTGATCCCGCATGGCCTTCCGATCACGCAAGAGATAGCCGACACTGAGCTGGCGGAGAACGCCCAGATCGCGGCCGGCCACATCGCCGAGGTCGTGGATGAGGCCGTGGTCCTCCAGCTCACCGACCACGAGTACGCGGCGCTGATCAGCTTCGTGTTCAACCTGGGCTGCGACAAATCCTGGACAATCTGGAAAGACCTGAACAATCACCAATTCGAAGACGTGCCCGATCAGCTCAAGCGCTTCGACAAGGGCGTGATCAACGGCAAGCTCCAGGAAATCCCAGGGCTGGACCACCGTCGTCTGGCCGAGGTCACACTATGGAACACGGCCGACGTTCCCGCCGCCGTGGCGACCGCCCAGGCCGTGCCCGCTCCCTCCAGCTCTGTCACCCGCGACAACCTCGTCACGCCGCCCACGCCGGCCCCCAAGCCCGCTCTGGACCTATCCTCGCTGGTGGTGAAGGCGACGACGGCCGTAGGGTCGGTGGGAGCCCTGGCCAGCCAACTGCACGACCAGATCGCTCCGCACGCGGATGAGGTCCCGGCCTTCCAGCACGCGGCTGTCATCCTGACCATGGTCGTGGTATCATGTTCGGTGATCGCCCTGCTGATCCATGACTTCCAATCCAAAGCCGCGAAGGTCTAAGCCATGTCCGATCCGATCCTCCTTATCGCCGCCGGCACCTGTGTCGCCGCGCCCATCGCCGTTTGGCTGGGCCTCCATTTTCACAAGATCGTCACCACCCTGCCAATTGCTACGGTGGTGAAGACCCCGGCCGTCTCGGCCCCCACTCCCGCTGTCGCACTCGCGCCGGCCCCCTCGAAAGGAACTGCTCCCGTGACTACCGTTTCCCAAGACATCGCCGACTTCGTGTCGGCCGCTGAGAAGGCCGCCGAGAGCGCGGAAACCTTCGTCTCCAATGAAGTCTACAGCGCTGCCGTCGCCGCCAAGGCCAAGGCCGAGCAAGACTTCCACGACCTGGGTGTCCAGTACGACGCCGACGTGGCGGCCCTCAAGGCCGTCGTCGCCAAGCTCCAAGCCAAACTCCCGGCGGCTCCGGCCGGCGGCGTGACCGCTCCGGGCTAGTCCGATGCTTGAGATCATCCTCGCTCTCCTCGGTAAAGCCGGCGGCGCACTCGTCACGCTGTTCTCCAACGTGTGGGCGTGGGTGATCTTAGGCTTCGCCATCCTCTTGGCCTGCGTGTGGTTCGAGCACGCCCATGTGACCAAGCTCGATAACCAGCTCGCCGCCTGCAAGACGCAAAGCGCGGCCTATGAGAAGCTGGCCTCGGCCGAAGCGGTCGACCTCAAGAAACAGAACGACGCCGTGGACGCGCTGCGCATCCAGTCGGATGCCGACACCGCAGCCGCACAGAAGGCCGTACAGGCCGCTGAAGCCCGCCGCCCTACCGTCGTGACCAAAATCCAACGCATCGCCTCCACGCCTGCCCCTAGCCCTGGCGTCTGCCAGGATAAGGCCATAGGCTCGCTTATCGCCGGGAGTTTGAAATGAGCTTGCTGAAAACCCTTCAGGCCTACGCCATCGGCGGGCTCGCCTGGGTCTTGGCCGTGGCCTTCCTCTTCGGGCTCAACGCGTGCGCCAGCGTGCCCGTGCCTCCCAAGACGGTTGAGGTCCCGGTCGCGGTGCGCTGTCATCCCGATATCGGGCCGGAGCCAACGTATCCTGACACCGATGCGGCTCTCAAGACCAAGGACGGTGATCCCTTTGGGCAGGTCCAGCTCCTCCTCGAAGGGCGGCTCCTGCGTATCCAGCGCGACGTTGAGAAGTCTGCCGCGCTGGATACCTGTGAGAACGGGCCTAGTGTTTCCGCTCTGCCTCAATCTCCTTCTGCAACAGCGCCAGCGCCCTCCAGGCCACTTTCGCCGAGTGCCTGACGCCGTCCCTATCTACAGTGCCCCGGTCAATGAAGTGCCGCAGGAGAGCGTCGCTCTCATCGCCGGACTTCGACCGATCCCAGAACAGTGGCTTGCCCGGATTGTGTTGCTCGTTCCCGATCCGGCTGAGACCGGCGACGGCGATCAGGGCGTCTGGGAAGTAGTCGATCAGGCCCGTGGCCAAGGGCAGCTCCTTCCGCGCCGCAGCGCTGTCCGGTAGGCGGGAACGCTTGGGTGTCCACCTACGAAAGTCGATCTGGGGAATATGCGTTGTACCCTGTCCAGCGAACTCCAGGCGTGCGGCCTCCTCGTCGGACATCCGTTCTCTCCAATCGGTCATTTCAGAAACTCCTTCTTCACCACGGACCTACCATCTGGTAGCGTCTCCGTGTAGTCCTCGTTGTTCACGAAGCCCTCCGGGGTCCAGAAGCCCCAGTCGCGGACCTTCGGCCCCGTCGTGAACAGGGTCATCGTATAGGGCGTCTCCGATGGTAGGATCAGGCGATGGGCCTGGAACGCTGGCCGCTGGATACAGTCACCCTTGACCCGCCACGCGCGCCGAGTTGGGCCAGAGGGCGGGTGGTCCTGAACGACCTCATCGTAACAACCGGCCAGGATCACCGATTGGTTAGCCCAGGGATGATCGTGCAGCGGTCGGTCAGGATCGCTGGCCGTTTGGATGTGGAAGTAGACGTTCGCCCCTACGGCCCGGCGTGGGATGACATGCCAGCGGTAGAGGTATGGTTCGCCGTCCGGAGCGATGATCAGATCGGGGTCGCGGTAGTCACCCAGGATCGTGCGGGCCGCGTCCAGATCGTCATCGTTCAGGCGGTTGAAGATTTCGTGGGCCAAAGGTAGTCCTCCTAGTCGAGCATCTCCGGAGTCACGGTCGTCTTCAAGACCTGCCCGTATGCAGAGTGGTAGGTGATGGCGTGGGCGGCGCGCTCCGAGAACCAGCCCCCACGGGCGGCATAGGCATCCTTGGCCGCCAGGGTCGGATGCTGGGTCACGTACATACCACCGTGCTCCTTCTCGTACAAGTGATGCTGGTGACCGGCGTGAGCGTAGCGCTTCGTTGTCTCACCCCAGACCTTCGGGTACTGGGCGGCGAACAGCAGCGGGAACTCGTCCGGCTTCTTGAGGTGGCCGTGATGGAACGCCAGCATCGTCTCGCCGTGCTGGTGGGCGTAGAATGGCACCTCCGACTGGATCACCTGGACGCGTGGCTCGTTCTCGTAGAGCGCCGCGAACATCACCCGCAGCCAGACGGACGAAGCCATATCGTGGTTGCCCTCTGCCATGACGATCCACACCTTCTCGTGCTTGGTCAGGGCATGGTCGATGATCCGCCGCAGGACGCGCACGGCCACCTGGACCATCTTGGAGAACCGGCCGTCCGCGTCTAGGATATGGCCGGAGGTCGGCGTGACCGGGGCCAAGCCATCCCAGTGCAGGAAGTCGCCGAGCTGGTTGACGATGCATTCGGCCGCGTCCGGGGCGTTCTCGATCATGAGGCCGAAGCACCGGGTCAGGGTGTCCTCGGCGATCTTCAGATCCCACGGCGCGCCCGTCTCCTTGCCCCAGGACAGCATACCCACATGGCAATCGGTCAGGGTGTAGACGTTCAGGAGCTTCTCGTTGAGCGGCTGGGCGGTGGTCAGGCGGGGCAGCGGCGGCAGGCGGGGGACTTCCTCCGCCATCGCGGCGGTCGCGGCCTCCATCATGAGGCGGAGCTGTTCGCCGTCCGCGCGGGACTTCACCCACTCAACCGACAGCTTCTTGTTGCCGGCCTCGTCGTAAGTGAACATCTGCGAGACGCCCTTCACGATGAAGGGATCGGGCACGGTGTTGGTGTAGTTGTGGTCGGGGCTGTAGCCCTTGGCCGCCGCGCGGGCGGCTAGGCCACGGAGGCTTTCGCGGATCGTCGTGCGGTGGACGCCGAGCTTGCTCGCCGCGCCGGTGTAGCTGCCTGTTTCAATCGTAGCTTCGAGGTAGCGCTTTTGAGTTTCCGTGCCCCACGCCGCGAGGCCTGGATCGTTGACGATATCCGACATTTCTTGTCTCTTTCCAAATCTGATGCGGCGAACTGCAACAAACAAAAGGCATCGGCCTCGTGCTCGTTTTCACCATTGTAGCCCATGAACTGTGCGGCGGCAATCATGTCCGCCTTCTCTGCATCGCCCCGGCCGGTCGCCCACTTCTTGATCTCGCCAGGGCTGTAGTCGATCACCGGGATGCTCTTGGCCGCTGCGTAGGCTTCGAGCATCGCCGCCACGCCCCATAGCATCCGCGTAGCGCCTTGTCCACGAGCGAAGGGGCGCTCGTATACCACGACATCGAAGCTGCCCTCCAGGGCGGCTAGGAGAGCCTGGAGATGAGCGAGCTTCGCCGGCCGCTCCTTGCCCTCCAGGTCGACGTGCGCCGTGCAGTAGCCGGTGATCCCGAAGGCTGAGTTGCCGGGGATATAGTTCGCGGACCACGCCATATGCTGGCCCAGGTCGAACGCCAGGATGCGGAGGTCAGTCATTTCTTGTACCTCGGGCCAATCCATTCGTCGACCTGGATCGGGACCTTCAGCTCGTGAACCCACGGCTTCACATCCTCCAGGATAGCCTTGAGCACCTTCGGATCGGCGTGCTTGTACCAAGGCTCCGTCAACACTTCGTCGTGGACATCCAGGACCACGGGGTAGTTCTCTGCCTCGCAGCGGAACATAGCGTCCACCACGATCTGCCGCTCAATACCCATGACGGCGTTCTCTGTCAAGAGCCCACCGAATGCGTCGACGGTGACGACCTTCTTGTTCTTGGTCGCCTTGAAGCGCCACGACTGGCGGATGTCCGGCTCCTCGTCCGTCGACCATGGCATCTGTTTCCAGATAAGCTCGGGCTCCCGGTACCATAGCTTGTTCCCGCCGGGGAGCCGGGCCGTCAGCCACGCGTCCTCGCGCCGGTAGGTTATCCCGGCGATGGTCTCCACGGGCACGTTGTCAACCAGGGCCTTCAGCGACGCCTCCTGGAGAGTGTACCAAACCTTCGGAACCAGAGGAGCCCAGACCTTACGGTAGGTATCCACGACCTCCTGTATGAACTCGAAGGGCATGTGCGGGGCGTACTTCATCCAGAACTTCATGGCCCCCATCTGGAAGCCCAGACCGAGAACGCTGTTCTTGCCGATCTGGCGTTCTTCCTTGTCGTGCTTCGTGATCTCCCGCTTGTAGATCGTGGACGCCATGTCACAGTAGACATCTACCCCGCTCGCCATGAGCGCGGTCTTATCATGCTGCCCAGCTAGGGCCAAGACAACGCGGGCCTGAATACCGCTGTAGTCCCCGGAGACGAAGACATGATCTTCCTCCGCCATGATGGCATGCCGCAAGCCGCTCACGACGGCCTGGACGGGCTCGCCGAACAGCGCCTCGACATACCCAGCGTCGCCGGTCAGGATGGCGTCCACGAGCGCCTGGGGGTCCGGGGCGTTGCCGTCGACACGGAGAAGGCCGCGCGGGAAGTTGTGAGGCTGGAACAGCCGGCCGGTCTGGCGGCCCGGACCCGTGCCGTGATACTGGAGCATTCCCCGCGCCCGGCCATCCATGCCGACGACCTTCTCCATGCGGTCGAGCTTCTTCAGCGAGCTGGAGCCGATCAGTTGCTTGATTTCCAGGGCGCGGCTCACGTCCGGCGGGAGGATCGGATGGTCGAAGAAGTCGGGGTCATCGTCCTCCGGGTCCCCGATCATCTTGGCGATGGTCTCTTTGGTCATGTCGGGCATGATGACGCCACGGTCGGCCGCCCAGGCCTTGACCTTCGCCGTCTGACCGAAGTTCAGCCCGCCGGTCAGACCTTGGAACTCGGTAGCCAGGGGACCGGACGCCTGAGCCACGACTTGCTTGGCCGCGCGAACGTAGTCCATATCGAGGCGGAGCCCGCGCTCGTTGATGGTTTGGTTGAGCAGCCACACGGGGCGCTCATAATCCGGGAGCCAGCCGAGCCGGTTGTGGAGAGCGACTTGGTTGGGGACATCGCTCTCGCAGTACTCATAGATACGCTCCATCAGGGCCGGCGTCCGCTCGGGATACATGCCGGTCTTCTTGTTCACACGGGACAAGGTGAGGTTCAGCTTCGAGCCTTCGAGGTCTTTGGCCTCGGTCAGGTGCATGGCCTCCAGGGACTTCTCCAGGCTCAGCGGCACGCCACGTAGCGCGCACACGGCCATGGTGTCATGCCATTGCTCAGGAGGGATCGGGGGCCAACCATACAGGGCAACCATGTGATACTTCCACATCGCCTTCTCAAAATCAGCGTTGTGGGCAATGAAGGTGTAGCCATGTTCGATAGCGTAGCGGATCATCTCGGGGATTGGTTGCCCCGGTGTCCAGCGGCACTTCGACCCGCGTTCGGTCTGGGCACACAGGACGGTCACGTCGGTGGTCACGTCCTCGGCGTAGCGCCATGCGCCACACACCTTCAGATCACAATCTGAGGCTGTCTCGAAATCTATCATGATCCAGGGGGTCATTGGTCTCGCAACCATGACCATAGTATGCGAACACCATTTATGAACGCTACCGTTGCTATGGAGCCTATGATGTAGCCGCCCGCATAGTACATTGCGTTTTGAAAGGTGAAATCAGGCATTGCCTTCCCTCCAGAAGGTAGTTGTCCGCAGGCCGGTGTCTGAGCCGTCTGATGGCTTCGCCAGTGTGACCGGGGAGTGTTCCGGCCTGCGGACCCGAGTAGGGGCGTCGGGAGACTTCATGAGCGGGAGGTCAGGGTCTCGCGCCTCGCTCGGATTACCACGCCGCGTCTTCGGTATCAAGGCCCGAAGTCACGTCTTCCCTCTTGTTCAGGCCCACGTAGCCGGAGAAGGTCTCCGCCGCGCTCGGCCGGCCGGTCAGCCGCTTGCCCTTGTTCAGGGAACCCAGGCCATTCAGATAGCAAGCGATACCGGGCAGGCCGTTGTCGCCGACGCCATCATAGGCCTCGAAGTAGACCTCGACCAGGGCGTCAACGCCCGTGTAGAAGTACGGCTTCGCGAGGTTGATGTTCTCGGAGTTGAAGTCCCGCCACTTGCCGTCCACGAAGGCGGCGAGCTGGGGCGGGTTCTTGGACCGGGCGGTCAGGACCGTGCGGCCACGGGAGAACTCGCGATCCTTGCCATTGGCCTTAGCCTTATCCGCCAGCTTGTCGCCGGAGGTCCAGGGCTTGCCCAGGGCGAGGTAGGCGTCCTTCGTCAGGTCCGGCCACTTGGCGCGGGCTTGGTTCTTGGCGCGTTCGATAGCCTCAGCGAGGAAGGGGTCGTCGTTCTCGAACTCGATGTTCACGCTGAACTTCGGCTCGCCCAGCGTCTTCCCGTTCTTCACGATGGCCTTAGCCTCGATCACATTGGGGAAGGTGATCCGCTTGCCCTCGGTCTGAATTTTGAGGGTGCCGGCGGCATAGTCTTTAGCTTCGGACATGATGTCCTCTCCTTGTGTCTTGCGACAGTGCTTCGGGCGGAATTGCCCTTGGAAGCCCCGACCCTAGACGGGATCGATGGTCAAGTCAAGAGGCCAGCGTAGGATCACGTTATTCTTTTCCTCCGACCGCTGTACCAGCGCCTTAGCGAGATCGAAGTCATAGAGGTTGGCCAGACGCATGGCGGCGGTAACAAGGTCTGCGCTGCGGCCAATAAGGACACCAAACTGTTCGCTGGATAGGTCCGCACCGGAATGATCCAGGGCTTCAAACACCGCCGCGAGCTGGCCCACGGTCTTCTGTGCGTGGAGGACCGCATGAGTGCCCATGATGTGCGGCGTAAAACACTCCTGGGCACTCAGGAAAAGCTCCGAATATGGAACCTTCCAGGGCTGGGTTCGTTGGGCGTGGCTCAGGGTGAGCGAGCTATAATCACGTTGCTGCGACATTGGTCTCTCCAGTATAGGCGGCGAACTTCTCGGAAGCGCGCTCGACTTTCACCGCGTCTTTAGGGTCGCTGGACAGAGCCACGGTGAGCCCAGTGTCCGGCGTGTAGGCGTAGCTCTTCACCCAGGCCGCAGCCTCGGGGCCTAGCTTCTCCAGCTCGGCCGGCGACTTCAGCGCGGGGGCAGTGAAGGCCTTGTCCTTGAACTTGGCCTTCGCCAGATCGGCGGCCCCGTCCTTGTAGACGCGGTTCGCCTTCTTCCGCACCAGCTTCGTGCCGGGGACCTCACGGCCATCCGACAGCCGGCGGAACGTCTCGTCCTCCAGGGCCTTGATGTAGAACTTCACGGCCTGGATGTACTGGTACTGGCGGCCCAGGGCGGCGTCGCTCTCCTGGACCACGGCGGCCGGCTGGGCCTTCATCGCCGCTCCGTATAGGGAGGTCAGCAAGGGGCACACGAGCTTGGCCGGGCAGAAGCGACACCAGGGGCCGGGGTCGAGGGAGCGGTCGTTCTCCGTGGCGCACATGGCGGGCACCAGCTCGGACTTCACCCACTCCTTGATCTCGCCTACGGTCGTTTCCCAGAAACGAACTGGGCCGCGATTGCTGAAACCTCTTGGCTGGACAATGCCCAAGTGTACGGGCGTTTCGTCGGGAAACACAGTTCCATTAGCCCGCTCGATCCCGTCAATGAGACCGAAGGCGTAGTACTTGATCTGTGGATTGTCCTCCGGGTCGACAATGATACCCTCGCCGCCCTTGAGATCGACAACGGTGATGCGGTCGGGCGCGACGGCCCCGTAGTCGACGGAGCCATAGAACTTCTCGTGGACTGGGGAACTGATCGGCGCTTCGATATAGACACGGGTAGCCCCTTCGCCTATCGGCCGGACAGTGTCCAGGTAGATTTGGATGGCAACGGCCATGGCTTCGGTGATGACGATCCCGTTGTAGGTCTCGCCGACGATCTCCCAGGTGTCTACCTCGCGCTCCAGACAGTCGGCCGCTGCCTCGTGCATGGCCGTGCCCTCGCGCTGGTAGTCGGGCTCGTCGCTCTCGGGCAGTTCCAGCTCCTTCAGCAGGGCCACGGAGCCCGGACAATTCATCCACCGCTCCGCGCCCGATGCGCCGAGGGGGCTATGCCCGCGTTCCTTATGGGTCTCAGTCATAGCTTCTTCTCCATGACAACGATCCACTCCTGGGCCTCGTTGCGCTGAATACTCTGAAGGCGGTAGCCCTTAGAGGCCTGAGTATTCATCCAGGTCTGCACGCCTCGCTCATCAAGAAATCCTTGAACGAGGTAGCGTTTCGTATGGTTATCCCCGACCCGCGTCCTTGGCCCAGTCATGGGTCTACTCGTTCGAACAAGACCTTCACCCGAGGTAAAAAGCCATCTTCATGGTCCCGGCCCGCCTGGAATGCGGTGAAGGAGTGGACCCTGTAGCCGTCTGCGCAGAGGGAATTAATGCGCTTTTGAATTTCAGCCTGGGAAACGCCGCCGTAGGCCTCCCCGACATCTGTTACCCAGCTCCGATAGATGTACTGAAGTCTGTTTATTTTAGGCATCGTATTATCCTCCAACCTAGCGGTCACGGTGGCCGCCCTTAAGGGCCATTACCCACCGTGACCTACCCAGGCCTGTGGGTTCTAGGACAGCGCGTCCAGGCGTTCCAGGAACAGCTTGCGCTGGTTCTGGGGGATTTGGGACAGGCTGAATTGCTTCGTCGGGTCCGGGTTGAACTCGCCGATCAGGGCCTTGATCTTCGGCGGGGCCTTGAGCGTTGCGTTCTTGGCCGTCGCCGCCGCGTTCAGTTCCGCGTCGGTGACCGTGATGACGGTCGTAACCGGTTCGTCCCAGTCATCACCTTCGGCAGACGAGGCATCCGGTTCGGTAGCCGTATCGGGTGTTGACGGCGTCTCGGGCGGCTCGGCCTTGGGCTTTCGCGTCCGGGACTTTGGGGGCTCCACCAGGGCCAAGGCAGCAGGGTGCAGCTCGTCCGGGTCGACTGTAGACTGGGCGGCCTTGATGCGGCCTAGGAGGCGGTCGACCTCGTCCGACGCCAGGGTACTGACGTAGGAGATGACGTTGACTGGGTTCTTCTCGTCTTCAATGTCAAACCGAAGCTCGACGCGGACCTTACGGGCCGGGGTGTATTCCTCGGCCGCCTTGGTTCCGTCTTCCACGGCAATCGTGCCGCCGGTAACAGGTTGGGTCATTGGTAGTCCTCCAGTAGTTCTGAGGCCGCCGGACAGGAGTGCTATGCCGGCTGATTAAGGCAACCTTATCCAGTTGCCACCCTTGGGGTTAATTGATCGTGCTGCTTCGGGCTTGCGCTTGGGCAACGACTTGGTCAATGACCTCGGGCCCAATCCCCAGGCCCTTGGCCGCGACGGCGGCGAGAGCGGAGCCGGCCTTGGCGAAGCCCAGGAGCTTGTCGAAGTCCGATGCGCCCGGCTCAGGAAAGGCACAGACCTCCAGGCATTCGGCCTCGCCATCCGCCTTCAGGATCACCTTATGGTCCTTGTCGAGAGGGACGAGCAGGAAGTGATAGCCGGCGACTTGCTGTTGCTGGACTGTCCGGGCCGGAGCCTCGATGGTCTTAGGTTTCTTGGTCTTCTTGGTCATGGGTAGTTCTCCAGGGTTTGTCCCTTGACACCTAGACCACGAGAGCCAGGGTGTCAAGGGACAATTTCAACCCCTAATGCTTGGCCTTGGCTCGCTTCGGGGTCGGCGGGATAGGGGCCGAGAAGTTCTCTTCCCTGGGAATGTGGACAGACAAGACGTACTTGCGGTCGATGTCCGGAAACTCCAGGGTGATCTCGTTCGGCGCGGTTCGCTTGATCCGGGTTTCCGGGCCAAGGGTTCGAATGTCGCCGTCGAAGTCGAAGCTGAGCATTTTGTTCAGAAGCTCTTCTTTCGTCCGGGGCGACCGAGTTTGGCGGATAGGCATGGTAGTCCTCCAGGTTATGGCCGAGTGGCCGTTACCCAGATAGAACGACCGCCGCGTGATCCGGTTCCGAACCCAAGATCACGAATTTGTGATCGGCTCCCTCGACCCCAATCTGGGCACGGAGCAAGTCCGGGTCCTCGACCAGGGCGCGGATCAGCGCGAAGCCTTCTGCCTCGTGGTCGGTGTCCTCATAGAGGGCGACCATGGTCTGCACGGCCTTCATGAAGCCGTTGATCTTAGCTGCATCAGTCATGTCACATTACCCTGTCTAGTGCCTTGGTTGTCGTCTGTAGCTTGCGCAGCGCCGACGCTAGGATACGCTCGGCGAACGAGTTAGGGGCCACGAGAAAGTCCGCCTGAACTTGACCGTCCTGCCCCATACGATCCAGACGGTCGACGGCCTGTTGGTTGTTACCTGGGGTCCAGTCTGCTTCACCAAAGACGGCGCGTTGGCATACGTCCTGGAGACCATCAGTCCCAGTTCCCATCGATTGCAGATTACCAAAGCAAAGCCGTGTGCCCACGTCTTTTCTGAACTGATCCACCAGTCTTTGTTTACCAGACGCACTGACGGAGCCGTCAATTCTAACCGCGCCATAGCGTTTCAACTCCTTTTCCCAGATGTCCAACACTTGAGTATGCCAGCCAAAGAGAACGATTTTCTCCTCGCCCCCGTCGATTAGCATGGAAACATAGTCGGCCACAAGCGGGGCCATGGCTATGCCCATCATACGGCGGACCGTGGAGATCGCTCCGAACGACGTGATGTCCTTGCCCTGCAACGTCTCCGGGTCAATGTCCAGCATACTCTCCGCCTGGAGGGCGCGCTTCACGTCGCCGTTTGGTTCGATCTGGATCAGCTCATAGGCCGGAAGCTTGAGCTGGGGCAGGACGCCGTCCGGCCCGTGCTTCTCCCGCCGCACCATGATGTTGGCCCGGAGCCGTGCCTGTAGCTCACCATGTCGGCCGCTGCGTTCGTCGATGTAGAACTTGGTCTCGCCGTCTGCGCCTTCCACCTCGATCCGCTTAGACGGGTTGAACCGCTCGCGGAAGGTGTCTTCAGACATCCAGTCGATAGCGTCGAAGTTCAGCCCACGGAGCAAGGTGTAAGCTTCTCGCGGCCGGTTAGGGAGTGGGGTTCCCGTAAGAGCCACAACCGAAGCGCAGCGGGAGGCGATGGCGGCGAAGTCTGTGACCGTATCGTCGTTTCGGCCAAAGATCGCACGTGTGCGAGCCGCATCGATAGTCTTGAGGTAATGAGCTTCATCCAAGATAAGAAGGTCGTACCATCCCTGCGCCAGGGCCCACCCCAATGCTGGAGACCGGGCCAAGTCATATGAGATAATGTTCCACGCAGCATTGGGATGCACTCCGTTCTTACCATTAGTTGTGACATGGATAGTATAGGGCCAGGGCATGGTCGTCCACTCCCGGATTTTCCTAGCCCACTGGAGCCGGATATTCGCGGGGCAGACGACCAATACTCTCTTGGCATCCATCTCGTTGGCGATAGCTACCGCCTGCATCGTCTTGCCCAGGCCCGGCACATCGCCGATCAGGGTGTTCTTCCGACGCAGCGCGTACTCGACGCCGGCCTTCTGGAACGGGCTTAGCTCCTGGTCGAGCGGGACCTTGATGTGGGCAAGGCTCTCCTTCGCCCGGCTGGCCGTGATCTCGTTCTGAATAGACAAGAGCTGGGCACGGGCGCGCGGGTCCGCGTACTCCCAGAACGCGACCGCCGCGTAAGGCTCGTAGGTGAAAAGAACGTCTTCAGCCGCCGTGGAGTTAGTCTCCGAGCGGTCGAGGCCGTGCTCTTCCATGAGCGCCTTCGTGACGATTGGGTCCGCCGGGACGCGCAGGACATACGCACCATTGGCCGGGTTGTAGGCGAGCTGCATCTTAGCCTCGTTGGTTGAGATAGCGGTCCAGTGCATAAGCCCTGGCGATAGTCTTTCGTTCCCGTCGGGTCTTCGCGTCGGGGTCCGGGATTTTTCGGAACCTTTCCCGTCGGCTGGACGTTGATCTGTTGGCAAGAGTGGACCGGTAGGATCGGCCGCCTTGCTTGAGAATGAGAAGCAGGTCGTTGAAAGCCGCCGCGTAGGGAGTACCCGGCGGGAAGTCGATAGGGAGTTTAAGCATGGTTCAGTGTCTCCAGTTTGGCCGCCTTGGACAGGTCATCCAAGACGATAGCCGCTCGCGACGAAAGCCGCCGCGCGATATAAGCGAAGTAACGTTCGCCCTCGTCTTGCCACGCCGGTTGCGCTTTCTGGAATAGGGCAACGTCGCCCCCTTCCTCAGCTTCGGCCAGGAGTGCGAACACCTCTTTGTTCTTACGAGGCTCATAGCTCCTGTAGTAGACAAGCTCGTCACCCGGCTTGGCTTGGTCGAGCCAATCACGAGTGGTAGATAGGTTCTTCATGTGGGTTCTCCTTGACCTCCAGGGCCGTATGTGCAATCTGTAGCGCCTTGGAGACACGGATGCAAGCCCCAAATTACAGCCCAAGGCACCTCGCAGCGCGCACGTATGCGACTGAAGGAATGCCGGTTTTCCCGTGCGTTGTCAACGGAAAAGAACCCGCGACCGCTCACGGCCTCAAAGACGCGACCATTGACTTGGCCGTGATTGATGCATGGTGGTCCGAGGCTGACTACAACGTCGCTCTGTGCCCGGACGATTGCGGCTGGCTAGTCGTGGACCTGGACACACCCAAGCAGAAGAAGGACGGGACGTGGACCGAAGACGGGCGCGAGACCTGGGCCAAGCTCCAGGCTGAACACGGCGCGGCCGAGAGCTACACCGTGACCTCGCCTCGCGGTGGCCGTCACATCTATTACGAAGGTTCCGGCCGGTCGACGGTGCAGTCAGCCCTTGGCCCTGGCGTCGACAGCCGGGGTGTCGGGGGATACGTCTTGCTCCCGCCAAGCGTGGTCGACGGCAAACCCTATGTCGCCAACAACGCAGAGATCGAGCCGCTACCGGCCTGGGTTTCGAACATGCTGGCGACTAGCGTCCGCGAGGCCCGTGAGGTCACGACCGACCTAGACGCGCCTGCGTCCATTGACCGCGTCAAGCGGCTCCTGGCGTCCGCCGCGCCGGCCGTGGAAGGCGAGGGTGGCGACGATGCGACCTATCGTCTGGCGTGCCGCGTGCGCGAGCTAGGGGTCTCTGAAGAGACAGCCAACGATCTCATGGCGACCTGGAACGAGCGGTGTGAGCCGCCGTGGGAGCCGGACGAGCTGGCGGACAAGATCGCCCACGCTTACGACTACGCCCAGAATGGCGAGGGCGCGTGGGCCGTCGAGGCGGCGTCATCCATGTTCGGCGGCTATGCTCCGCCGGCCGATGAGAAGCCCGCGCCCAGCAAGTGGAAGCTCTATTTCCCCAAGGATCAGGATGCGTGGCCGGAACCCGAATGGCTTATTCCTGGCCTACTGCCCAAGCAAGGCCTCGCCATGATCTATGGGAAGCCGGGGACGTGGAAGACCTTCGCCGCCCTAGACCTCACGCTAGGCCTAGCCGCCGGGCTCCCTACGTGGGGCTCCAGCGCCGCTGCGCCTGCCCCCGTCCTCTATCTAGCCGGCGAGAGCCCACGCGGGATCGGCAAGAGCCGGCGGCCGGCGTGGCAGATATTCCGAGGCGTCGAACGCGTCGCCCTGGATGAGACCTTTGCCATTGGCCCCGATATGCCCAAGGCCTATGACCCCCTGCAAGTGCGGGACATGGTCGAAGCGGTCCAGGCTACCGGCTACGCGCCTAAGATCGTGGTCGTGGATACCCTAGCCCGGTTCGCCGCCGGCCTGGACGAGAACGCGGCCAAGGACATGGGCAACGCTGTCGAGGCCCTGGACTTCATCGCCAAGGCGTTCGACTGCCTCGTTCTCGTCTTGCACCACGCCGGGGCGAACACAGACCGCGTGCGCGGCTCCAGCGTGATTGAAGGCGCGTTCGATACCATGATAGAGGCCGAACGCTTCAAGGGCCTCCCGGCGCTGGCGCTATGGGTCCGGAAACAGAAGGACGCGCCGGAGCGCGCTCAGCCCTTGACGTTCGAGGTGCGTAGCTTCGGAGGGTCGGCGGTCCTATCACCTACCACGCCCGAGGAGCACGCGCGGCTGGTCGAGAGCCCCGATGCGATCTCTCAGGCCAAGGTAGGGGCCGCTCTCGTGAAATTAGGGGCGATGAGCCTACAGGCGTCGGTCTCCGCGCACGTGGTAGCGAATGAATTGCTCCCGCCGAACGAGGTCGAGGGTGTCGAGGAACGCCAAGAGGCGATTGAGGCTATGGCCCGTCTCCTGAAGCGCCGCGCCCGGAAAGACCTGTCGGCCTACGTCGATGGCGACAAGTGGCGTATCCCGGTAGTGTCCTGATAGCAAAAGACCCGCCAGGGGATGCACTTCCCGGCGGGTCTCAGGGCTGTTTCGGGTACGCCAACCACTTGAGCCCTTCTATGCGGGCAAGCCGTATATCTAGCTCGTCTCGGGCTCTGCGTCAACCTCGTCCTTACGCTTCGGAACGAGAGCCTCCAGGTGGACGGCGGTCACTTCGAAGAAGGCCGCCACGGCCACGATGACATGGGCGTTATTGCCCAAGAATTTCCCGAGCGGCGGGATGGATGAACCCGCTAGATCGAGGGCGAAGAAACCGAGGGCGACATGCAGCAAGGTATTGTGGACCTTGTGAACAACGACCTCCGGCCGGACGTGAAGCTTGATCAAGCGAACCTCCCCAGGATTAGAGCGTCGAGGCTGAAAGCGCCGGCCCCCTGGGCGATGATGAAGCCCAAGAGGACAAGATACAGCACTTCGGGGAGATAGAGGTAGTCCGACACCCGTTCGTGCCACTTCTTGGCCGTGACACGCCCGAAGGCGTCCAGGCCGCAGGCCCCAGCACAAATGACTAGGAGGCCGATTGCGGCGGGAACCGTGAGCGCTCCGAAGATCAGGCCGAGGCCCCCGGCGAACTCGCCCCCTGGGATCACGTAGCCCCAGGCCGGGGATTTCAGACCCCACTTTTCGAAGCCGGACAGAAACCGAGCGCGGCGGTCCTGCCAGAAGATTTTGTGAGCCCCCGCGAGGGCGAAGAAGCTCCCGACCGCCAAACGGTCTGCCAGGAGCCCCAGGGCGCTGAAATCGACGCCATGAAGGAGGAAATGAAGCATTAGGCCGCCTCGCCAATCAGATGGCCGACGACGTGAATTTCTTCGATCACGGCGGCGTCGAGGGGCAGCTCACGCCCGTTTTGGAAAGCCTCGAAAGCTTCCTCGGATTTGGCGAGCAAAGCGAACGCGTGGCTCATGGACGCGGCCAATTCGGCCAAGGGCTGGCCGTTCGCCTGGGCGAGGTAGATGCTCGCGTCCAAGAGGGCGATCATGAAGCAGCCGGGGCAGAGGTTCGCATCGGCCGGCTTGGGCGGGTCCGAATGGACGCGCATCGTCTGATCGAGATAGGCGGCGAGCTTGCGGCCCACGTCGTGGCGATGATGGTCGGCGATGTGAACGAGGCTATCGTCGCCGCCATAGGTCCGACCGTCCGAGCCGTGGCGCGAGACGATTTCGGAAGCCCTTGAGTGAAAGAGGGTCATAACACTGTGCTCCAGAACGACGCGGAATTGCGTCGGCCCGGACTGATTAGGAGAAAACCGCCTCCCGATCAAGATGTAATTATGCCACACTTCCCTCGCCGGCCTTGAGCCAGTCGCCGGACGTTGCGCGCCAGTCTTTCAGAATCCACTTGCGCAATTCGTCAAACATTTCAGCGCGCTCGTCGTCCGTAGCCTGGATGGCGTCAGCGAGCCGGTTCCACGTGTCGCGCAAGAGGACAGTGTCACAGAGCGCCAAAAGCTCGCTTTCGCCCTCTTTCATCTGACGCGATTGCATAGCCGCGATGACCTGACCGTCCTTGCGGATTTCGGCTCCGCTCACAATGCGCGGGGGGTTGCTCGCAGCTTTGCCGATCACGGCCAAAAAAATGCAGCCGGGTAGGGTTTGATTGCCGCGCGTGACGATGACACCCCGGCCGCGCCAGTTTAGTGCTTGTTCCACGGCTCTAGCTCCAGCTCAGTAGCGACCCACTCCACCGCCAGCAAGAGCGGATTTACCGCGCCTTTGGCCTCAAACAAATCACGCCACGTGACGATTTGCTCATAGCGGTTATGGATGCGGCCGGGCGCGATCTTGAGCCCACGCACGTAGACACCCGCGTGGCGGATTTCCAGGCTGATATGATCCCAGCGTGCGGCCTCAATGGCAGCGTCGGACAGCTTGGTCAAGAGGTCGGAAACGGACATGGCAAATCCTCCCGTGGGTTGAGGTCCACGGGAGGTTATGACAGACGGGCGCTAGGGCGTCAAACCGCTCCGGCTTCCTGGAGAACGGATAGGACCGTCATCGCGCGCGGATCGCCCGGATGGGTGTCCAGCCAATCCCGCAAGGCGGCGCTGGACGGCTTAGGCGGAACGGTCCAGTCGATCACGCTAGTAGTCTCGCTGGAGGGGGGCCAAATCCAACGGTGGCAGACCCGACCGAAGCGTTGAAAGGTCACGGAGGACTTCATAGCCCCGTGCGATGTCACCCGCCGGATCACTTCCTCGGCTATCGCTTTGGCCTCCGGGCCCTTCTTGGGGAGAGCGTTCATGTCGCATAGTTCGGCGACGATGTAGTCCGTTGCCGCCGGGGCCTTGAGCTGCCCTAAGATCACCGGCAATCCCTCGGTGACCAGTTGTCGGACTTGAGGGCGTGATAACATCATAGGAGGCTCCGATTTGGGACAGGACCAGAGCGATCAAGTCCGGGTTGAGATAGAGGTCGGCCGGCGGGCGCGTCATCCGAACGTCCAGGCGATCCTTGGGTGGGACGAACGCACATTGATGGTCACCATGGAGGATTGGACCGCAGAGGGCGCGAGGATAGGCGGCAAGCACGCCACCACGTTCCCGGCCCCATAGCTCCAAGGGTTCCGGACCCCCACTAAACCACGAACGCGCTTGATCCACGGTGTCGAACCCGAACAGGAAATCAGAGGTCTTGAGCCCCACGGTAGCCGGGTCAGGTATGCCATCGTCATTGGGCATAGGCGTGGCCCATGATGCCGCTAGGGCCGCGATCATAGCCCGGTCTTCATCCTTGACCGAGCGATACCAGCCTTGGCCGTTGCGCGTCTCCAGACGCCAAATTACATCGTCCATCGGTTTCCCTCCGATATGCAGAGCATAAGCGCCCTAGATAGCCCCCAGCGTCGGCCAGGGGCTAGTTAGGAAGTTCAGGCGACGTTGAATGGTTGAGGCTGGCCGAGGCGCGACAGCAACAGGACGACACGTTGACGCGCCGCCGCGAGCTGACCGGCCACGTAGTTTGAACCGCCGTCGGGGTTCGCCGCGTTGTGCTGGCGATAGCGGGCCTTGTCCTTACGGATGGCCGACAGAGCCGCGTCTAAGGCCCAGGAGGCGTCAGAGAACTCACGGGCGACCTTGCGGGCCTGATCAGCGATGGCCTCCGCACGGATCAGGACAGCGTCGGGAAGCTCGTCCACGTGGGCGTTGCCTTCGGCCGTGGGGAAGGCGGAGGTAAGGACGGCAACGGCCTTCGCCTGATAGGGCCGAAGCGTGGTCTTGCCGTAGGTTGTGTGGCCGGCCGGACGGTTATCCGCGTCGAATAGTTCAGCGGGATAACGGCCTAGGACAATGTCCGCCACATCGGGATAAGGAATTTTGGTCATAGCTGCATCTCCAGTTTAGGCATGAGCGCCTAGTATGAGGCCCCGGCGAACCGAGGCCCCAGGCTAGAGGTTCAAGCGAGAGTGAGATCGCGGCCGGCGCGTTCAACGATCCGGCTAGGGCCAAGATCCGTGATAGCGAAGGCTTCTTGATCGGGGAACAGGTCGAACGCGTCGTTGGTCAGAAGCTCGATAATCTTGCCGTCCGCGATGACCTGGACGGGGAAGATCAGCTCACGCTGAATTTGCCCCTCGGTCATCTTGTAAGCGCCCTGGACCGATGGCATTTCAGTCACGCCACCCGCGAGGTCAATGCAGCGCTTGGCGAAGTCGCGGCGGGCTTCCTCATAGTTTCGCACGCCGTCATTGTGCAGGGCCGGCAAGAGGATTTGATAGTTGTGTTTCGTGGTCACGATCTAGCTTCCTTTTGTTTGCCTTCACAGAGGAGGGCATGAGACTTGGCCGCATAATTGGAGGTGAGCTTGCGCCCACAATCGCATTCATAGCGGATCGGAGCCGGCGAGCGCAAGCCCGGCAAAATCGCCCGTTGTTCTCGTGTCATCCGAAGATCGCCAAGAAGCGCTCGCGTTGAGCCGCACGAGCCGCATTCGCCGCCGCATTCGCCGCCGCACGAGCCGCATTCGCCGCCGCATTCGCCGCATTCGCCGCCGCATTCGCCGCCGCATAAGCCGTTTCGGGAGCCGCATCCGCCGCCGCATTCGCCGCCGCACGAGCCGCATTCGCCGCCGCATCCGCCGCCGCATAAGCCGTTTCGGGAGCCGCATCCGCCGCCGCATTCGCCGCATCCGCCGCATCCGCCGCCGCATTCGCCGCATCCGCCGCATCCGCCGCCGCATAAGCCGTTTCGGGAGTAGGATTGGCGAGACAGGCCTGCCCGGCGTCGATGGCGGCTTGAACGCGCGGGTCGGGATTGAGGTAGGCGACGGATTGAGCCTCGCCGAGGGCGAACTCTACGCACTGGCGTTTCAGGCCGAGCCTCCCAGCAACCCACAATAGGTCGGGGATGGACACGCCGGCCGCCAGGGCTTCCTTGGCCGTGAAATACTTCTTCCGGCCAAAGTCAGGGACCTTGTCAGTCGAGCACGGGCGCAAGGCCAACGCTTCCTCACGGGTGAGACGAATCGGGGTCTTGGACATAGTATCCTCCATAGGCATAAGCGCCTACCCGTCCACTAGCACATGACTAAGCGTTGTGCAAGGGACTTGTAAGCGTTGCGTAAGGATGGCTAAAAGTCGTGTGAACCTCGGGGTGAGGACCAGCGCCTCAAGCGCTCGTGCGGACCGGAACACCGTGTCGGTACCCGACTATACCGTAATGCATTTGGGTTTGTCAAATGGGTTAGGGCGTCCAAGCGTGCGACCTTGGGTCCAGGATATGGGGAAGGCTTGGAGGGCCTCCCCATATAGGTCCAGGTAGCGACGGGATATCGCCCGTTAGGCCAAGGAATAGGGGTTGAGAGCCCCATGGGCTTGCGCTGGATGGCCACAGCTTATCATTGTGAACATGCATCCGGCCACGGCCAGATACAGACAGATGCTGAATAGGGCAATTGCTCGGCCGAACCAGTCCGGCCGCCGACGCTTGGATGGTCTCATACGGTAGGGCATATGCTTAGCTCCTGTTACCCGGAATGGGTTTCTGTATGATACAGAAACGACAAAGCCCGCCCAGGTGTTCCCAGGCGGGCTTATCACGTATTCGTGAATAAAAAGTTAGTGGGTCTCGCACCACGTGATAAAGCGCTCATGGTCGAAGCGCGGATTGATCACCCGCAACGCCACTACAATGCGTGTCACGTCCTCATGCCATTGGTCATGCCGCAATTGCAGGAAACGAGAAGGCCTAGCGTCCGCCAAGGCCTGGGCAATCAACTCATAGTCCCGCTTCGTCATGCGACACCCAATGCGCCGAGGAGGAGCGTATCGTGATAGTGCTCCGCCGATTGCAGGTCATCCAACGCACGGTCGACGGCGGGATAACCCTTGGCCGTAGGATTGGCCCGCCATGTCTTGTTGTAGGCTCGCTTAGCCGTGTCCATGCGGATACGCGCGGCTTTGATATCGTCGTCGATTTGGGCCATTAGATTGCATCCTATGTTGTTCTGATGATCTCATCAGTGTGCGCATCACGCACAGACGCCCGAAGGCGTTTCGACCTGTCAGTCCACTATGTAGTCCCCACCCTGATTTTCCCATAGTGCGTCGCAGAGGTCCGCGCCAGCGAGATATTCTTCCTTGATGCCTAGATCACGCTCAAACTCATCGGCGTCGTCCCCTTGGACATACAAGGTTTTATCCAGGTCTTTGTTGGTGAGGGCATAACCAATGCCGAGCCCATAGCGCACTAGACGCCATTCGTTGTCTTCAAACAGGGTGAAACTGCGCATGTCGCTCACCCTTGGCCGCTGCAAGCCATGCCCAGAAGCATGACGCCGGTCACGATGAACGCCACGCCCACGAATAGGACGTACTGGGCAATCACCCAACGCTTGGGTTGTGGCTTGCGGGGTTGAGGCCTGAAGGCCTTGGACGCTTCGATATCGCGCTCTTGCGCCTCATAGTCGTCGCTCAATTGCAGGTGAAACATGTGTGCATCTCCGTTGTGGAACGCCCTCATGCCGACACAATCGCTCATGTGTCAAGCCCTAATCGGCTCACATAGACCAAATCAATCACGTTGCACATGCTCATAGGCTCATCCTATAGCCCTGCCAGCCCCACGACGCTCACATGATCGCCTTGGATATCGCCCTGCAATCCAGGTGATCCATTCCACGCATGCGTGAACGACAATTTACATGTGTAATACCCTCCCAACCCACGTCAACGTGTGCTGACTGCAATGCGCAACCATTGATTGCGACCTGATCCCTGGTCAACGGCAATAGACCGGGGTGGGCCGGCGGGTGGGGTCGCCATAACGCGCGCGCGCCTATATTCGGGTGCCCTCTCTCGCACGCGGCGACTTCGAAATTTTCGGCGACCGGCTTGACAAAACGACCACCCAGGAATACACAGTGTCACATGAGCGCGCACATACCCCCGACCGAACCCGCTGATCCCCGTGACATGCCAGATTGTCCGGAGTTCGCAGCCCTTGACCCCCGCCAGCGAGTGTGGGTCATGGCGTACCTCGACAATGGCGGCAACCAAACTTCCGCCGCAATTACCGCCGGCTCACCCGAGGGCCACTCCTCCCGCGCATACGGCTGGCGCAACGGACACGATCCCAAAGTCTTGGCCGCCCTTCGGGTAGAGGCCGAGCGCCGGGGGAAACGCAGCGCGCCCTTCGCGATGCAGACCATCCTTGACATCGCGAACACACCGGGGCACAAGGACCAATTCAAGGCGGCGGTCGAGCTGCTAAACCGCTCCGGCCTGATCGTTGCCCAGAAGATCGACGTGGACCACACCCACCGCGACGAGACCAGCGCGGGAATGATCAAGGAAATCAGTAACCTAGCCCGGACCCTTGGCCTCGACGCGACCAAGCTACTCGGCTCAGCCGGCGTCGTCATTGACGCAGAATTTGTGGAGATACCCAATGACCGAGACCCTCAAGAAGCGGACGCACCGCGTCGGAACGAAAGTCGTCCGCCGGCCGAAGAAGCGCGTGCGCCGCGCCAGCTCACTTACCAAGACGCCCCAGCAGACGAAAGTCCCGGCAACCGCTACACCGACGACAGTGGAGTGGACGGCGGACCCGATCCCAGCCTTGACGACTGGGCCTGGACGCCTGATCGCTGAGCTTCTGGACCTCGCCCAGGCTGAACGGGATGCCGGCCATCTGGGCCAAGACGCCCGCTATACGGCGGCGGCGCACCAGCTCAACGCGACGATCAACTCCCTCGGGTACGAACACGCCGGCCGCTCGGTTGCATTTGACGACGCCCGCCGGCTCTACCTCCGTGCCAATCCGGGGACTGAGCCTTCGCTGGTAGACGCGTCGTGGCTGTAGTCGACCCCAACGAGACGCGCCTCCTTGCGCTTCGGGACACCCTGCGGGCGGCGGCCGACCGGCGGAAGTTCCACCGGATGGACTTCTTTGTCCCGTACCCAAAGCAGAAGCGCTTCCTAGACTTCGGCCGGACGCGGCGGGAGCGGCTTCTCATGGCAGGCAACCAGAACGGCAAGACGATCACCGGCTCGTTCGAAGCTGCCTGCCACGCGACCGGGGGCTATCCAGCGTGGTGGGCCGGGCGGTGTTGGCAGCGGCCAACGAAGGGCTGGGCCGCTGGGGAGACTGGTACCGTCGTCCGGGACGTGAGCCAGAAGTACCTCCTGGGCGAACCCGGCGACAGCGAAGCCCTTGGGACGGGCATGATCCCGAAGGAGGACATCCTCGACCTGTCCTTGGCCAGGGGTGTAACCGACGCCTACGACACCGCGCATATCCAGCACCGCACCGAGGGCGACAAGGACGGGACCTCGATCATCCGCTTCAAGTCCTATGAGCAGGGCCGGACGAAGTTCCAGGCCGATACCATCGACTGGTTCTGGTGCGATGAGGAAGCACCCATGGATATCTACTCGGAGGTCTTGACCCGGACGACGGCTACCGGCGGCATGGGGTGGATGACCTTCACGCCACTCAAGGGTCGGTCGGATGTCGTCCTGCGGTTCACTGATGAGCACGATCCGAACCGTGAGACCGTCACCATGACGATTGAAGACGCGGAGCACATCCCCGAGGCCGAGCGCCAAGCGATCATCAACTCTTGGCCGGTCCACGAACGCGAGGCACGGGCCAAGGGTGTCCCCATGCTGGGCAGCGGGCGCATCTTCCAGGTGTCCGAGGAAGCCATTGCAGAGGACACCCTGGAGTATATCCCGCCCTACTGGCCGAAGCTCTGGGCTATCGACTTCGGCATCGGGCACCCGTTCGCGGCGGTCCTGATCGCCTACGACCGGGACAACGATATCATCCACATTCTGCACGCGTTCAAGATCAGCGACCAGCTCCCGATCATGCACGCTGCCCAGATCAAGACCATCGGCCGCAACGTCCCCGTGGCTTGGCCCCATGACGGCGACAGCCGTGAGAAGTCGAACGGCGAGAGCCTTGCCGATGCCTATCGCAAACAGAAGCTCCGGATGCTCCCGCAGCACGCCACGTGGCCGGACGGCGGTGTCAGCACCGAGGCAGGCATCCTGGAGATGCAGCAACGGTTCGCTACCGGCCGGCTGAAGGTCGCCCGCCACCTGTCGGACTGGTTCGCCGAGTACCGCGAGTATCACCGTAAGGACGGCGTGATCGTTAAGGAACGCGACGACATCATGTCCGCCACCCGGATCGCCGTGATGATGAAGCGCTCGGCCCAGCTCGTCCAGCTCGGCGACCGGCCCCTGGATCGCTCGCGCGAAGTCATCGCGGACGGGGTTGACTTCGACCCCTTCAATTAGGTATCATGTCCCGTTAGCTCTGGAGGCTCCAATGAACCATGTCCTCATCTTTCTTCTGATCACCATCTTCCACTTCCACAATCCGCCCCAGTACGAACTAGCCCTCGCCCCGGCCGGCGCAACCGTCGCTGAATGCGAACAGGTCGCCGCCGAGACGAAGGCCAAGCTCCTGAAGTCGGACCCGACCGCCGAGATCAAGGACGTGGAAACGTCCTGCATCGTCCAACACGAAGGCACCGCCAGCTAATGCCCCCGATCAACCCCAAGAACTTCGCCATCCCTGGGGCTTCGAACGACCTTGGCCTGGGTATCGGCGAGGGCGACCAGCTCCAGAACCAGCTTCAGGACGAGATCGCCCAACGCAAGAAGGCGAAGATGATCGGCGACAACACGCCGCAGCAAGGTATCTACGGTGCGAGCACAGGCTCGGCGTCTGCCTCGCTCGGCATCCTGAGCCAATCCCAAGGGGGCCTGGGGTAGATGGCAGACGCAGCCCGTAACGACGTGACCGTTCCGCTGATCCAGTCGGAGCGCGAACAACGCATCGTCCAGGAGACCTTGCAGGAGTTCAGCCAGATGCAGCTCTGGCGGAACACCTTCGCGGCCCAATGGGAAGAGGTTGCGGAACTGGTCCTGCCGACGAGCCGGAACACGTTCTTCTACGGGAACTTCAACTGGCCCGGCCAGAAGAAGACCGACCGGCAGGTTGACGCGTCCGCCATGATGGCCCTGAGCCGCTTCGGTGCGATCTGCGACAGCCTCCTGACGCCGCGCAACCAAATCTGGCACGCCCTGACTAGCCAGGACCCCGAGCTGAAGAAGGACCGGGACACCCGCATCTGGTATCAGGAGGTCACGCGTCGCCTGTTCGCCCTGCGCTACCAGCCCATTGCGAACTTCTCCGCGCAGAACCAGAACAACTACCAGTCGCTCGGGGCCTTCGGCACGGGCGGCATGTTCGTGGACCAAGCGGTGGACGCCGCTGGCCGCCCCATGCGCGCGCTGCGCTACAAGGCGATCCCGCTCGGCGAGCTGTTCCTGCACGAAAACCATCAAGGCCTGATCGACGGCTTCATTCGCTGGATGCGGCTGACCCCCCGGCAGGCGTTCCAGAAGTGGGGCGCACGCGTCCCGCCGAACATCATCGCGGCCATGGAGAAGCACTCCGAGACGCCGTTCAACTTCCTACACCGCGTGATCCCCAACTCCGACTTCGATCCGTCGAAGGTCGACCAGAAGGGGATGCTCTACACGAGCTACTACGTATCCATTGAGGGCATGTCGCTGCTCCAGGAGGGTGGCTACAAGACGTTCCCGCTGGCGGCCAGCCGCTACGACCAGACCCCCGGCGAGACCTACGGCCGGAGCCCGGCCATGATGGTCCTCCCGGCGATCAAGACCCTGAACGCCGAGAAGCGCACGTTCCTGAAGCAAGGCCACCGCGCGGCCGACCCCGTCCTCCTGACGGCCGATGACGGCCTCGTGGGCGTGTCCCTGCGGCCGGGCGCGATCAACAAGGGTGGCGTGTCGCCGGACGGCAAGCCCCTGATCCAAGTCCTTCCCTCCGGTCAAATCCAGATCAACAAGGAGATGATGGACGAGGAGAAGAGCCTGATCAACGACGCCTTTATGGTCAGCCTGTTCCAAATCCTCCAGGAGACGCCGCAGATGACGGCGACCGAGGTCATTGAGCGGACCAACGAGAAGGGTATCCTCTTGGCCCCGACTGTCGGCCGCCAGCAGAACGAATACCTCGGCCCCATGATCGAGCGCGAGCTGGACCTCATGGCAACCCTGCATCTCCTGCCGCCCATGCCGCCGGCTCTGCGTGAGGCGCGCGGCGAATACCATGTCGAGTACACGAGCCCCCTAGCGCGCGCCCAGCGTGCCCAGGAGGCCGCCGGCTTCATGCGGTCGCTAGAGACGGCCACGACGGTCGTCAACGCCACCCAGGACCCGTCCCACCTCGACGTGTTCGACCTGGACACGGCCCTGCCCGAGATCGCCCGCATCCAGGGGACGCCGGAGAGCTGGCTGGCGAATGACCAGCAGATCGCCCAGAAGCGCCAAGCGCGCGCCCAGGCCCAGCAGCGGCAGGAGCAAATCCAAGCCGCGCCGGCCCAGGCCGCGATGATGAAGGCTCAAGCGGTCCAGGCGAAGGCCGGGATGGCGAATGGCGTGGCCCAGGCCCGTGGTCAGCCGGCCCCGAACACTGGCGGTGGACAAGCTGCTTCGGTTCCTGTACAAGGCGGCAATGCACCCGGACCTGGAGGCCCGCAATGATCCTCGCTACGCTAAGCCATGAAGGTGGCCTGACCGTCTTCCGCCGCTACGACACGCAGCAGAAGCAAGGCCTGACCGATGAGATGATCATCGGCGTGGAAGGCGAAGTAATCGAGGTTCAGCCTGAAGACTTGCAGACCTTCCGCGAGAGACCCTACACGTATCCCTTCAGGGATCGGCAACCGGCCAACTGGAGAGAGGTCGATGGCAAAGAGTATCGAAAGAGAAATTGAAGAGATCGGCGCAACGCTGGACTTTCTACGCCAGCGCAAGCGCGCCTACCAACTCACGTTCGGTTCGCCGGCCGCGCAGGAAGTCTTGATAGACCTTGCGTCGTTCTGCCGAGCCAACGAGAGTACGTGGCATGACGACACGCGGAAGGCCGACGTTTTGATCGGTCGGCGCGAGACGTGGCTGCGTATCCAACAGCATCTCAACCTCTCCTCTGAGGAGTTGATGACGCTCTACTCGGGCCGCCCTGTGGTAAGGCTCATCACCGAAGACCAAGCTGAGGAAGAAGACAATGGCTGAAGGTACAGAGAACGCAAACGGAACGGCTGATCCTGCGGCGGGCGGCGGCTCTACTGGAGACCCCTGGTATAAGGGCGTCGCCCCGGAAGTAATCGGCCACCTGGAAGCTCGGGGCTGGAACACCAAGACCCCCTCTGAGGTCGCCGTGGAAGCCGTGAAGGCCCACTTCGAGGCCCAGAAGTTCATTGGCGCGCCGCCGGATCAGGTCGTGCGAATGCCGAAGGACGCCGCCGACGAAGCCGGCTGGACCGCCCTGCGCGCCCGTCTGGGCGTACCGGCCGACGCGACGGGCTACAAGTTCGATGACATCAAGCGGGCAGACGGGTCCGCCCTCGCCGCCGATCAGGCTGCGTTCTTGGCCCAGACCGCACTCGCCGCCCACTTGCCGCCGGACGCCGCCCTGGAGGTCGCCAAGGCCTTCACGAAGTTCCAGGACGATGCCGCCAGCCGCCAAGTGGCCGACCGGACAGCCGCGATCACCACGGCCAAAGAAGCCCTCAAGAGCAACTGGGGTCCGAACCACGAGGCCAACCTGTTCGTCGCGAAACAGGCCGCCGCCGCCCTGGGCGTCACTCAAGACCAAGTGGACGCCCTGGAAAGCCAGATCGGCTACGACAAGGTCATGGAGATGTTCCGCTCCATCGGCACTAAGATCGGCGAGGACAAGTTCGTCCAGAACCTCAATCCGAACGCGGCCGGCGTCATGACCCGCGAGCAGGCCTTGTCCAAGAAACAAGAGCTGATGAATGACAGCGTGTGGACGAAAGCCTACCTCGACGGCGACAGCGTGAAGGTCCGCGAGATGACCGCGCTTAACACGATCATTGTGGGTTGACAGACAGCCAGATCGTGATATCTTAAGACCGTCGCCACCCGGCTCGCGCAGGGGAGCGGCAGGCAGGCCGGGGTGCGTGCGCGACACTCGCCCCGGCCGGCCACCGCCCTACACCATCTGGAGGGGCGAAGGTTTAGCGCGAACTGAGCCCCCTACTCGGACACGGCTCCCACGATAAAAACCCTCACCCAAAAGAAGGTGGCACAAGCCATGTCTGAGAACCTGTACGAACTGTTCACTACGCAGTTCTCCACCAACCTCGAATTGAAGCTCCAGCAAATGGGCTCGAAGCTGCGCGGCAAGGTCCGCGAAGGCTTCCACGTCGGTAAGCAAGCTTCCCCGATCAACCAAGTCGGCGCGATCCAGCTCAAGGCTCCGGCCGGCCGCTTCGCCCCGAAGAACCGCACCGATGCGCAGTTCACTCGTCGGTGGGTCTTCCCGCAAGACGGCGAGATCGACCAGCTCATTGACAGCTTTGACGAGCTGAAGACTATCGTGGACCCCAAGTCCATGTACTCGGAAAACGCCGCCATGGCCGTTGGCCGGGGCTGGGACGACTGCCTGATCGCAGCCGCCTTCGGCACCGCGCAAATCGGCGCTGATGCGGGCGGCCTGTCGCCGGAGACCTTCAATACCTCCTCGACCGTGGCCAACGCCGGCTTCCGTGTGGTCTCCACCTTCGGCTCCTCGGCGGCCTCCGGCCTGACCGTGTCCAAGCTGATCGAGACGAAGCGGACCTTCCGCCACTACCACGTCGATATCGACACCGATCCGCTGACCCTGATCATCGGCTCGCAGCAAGAGAGCGACCTCCTGAACCAAGTTCAGGTCGTGTCGACCGAGTTCAACGACCGCCCCGTGCTGGTCGACGGCAAGGTCACGCGCTTCCTCGGCTTCGACATCGTGGTCTCGGAACGTCTGGCCTACGGCTCGAACCTGCGGAACGTCATCGCCTTCGCCAAGTCCGGGATGTACCTTGGCATGTGGAAAGACCTGACCAACCGCGTGTCGATCCGCAAC